CGCGCCTATGTCGAGGCTCAGGTTCACGGCGGCGTGACCGCGGCCGATATCGATCACGTGGTGTTCGTCAGTGAACCATCGCCGGCCGTGGTTGCGAAGTTGGACGAGCACGGCATCGACTGGCAGGTGCTCGACGCCAACGGAGTTTCCAAGGTACCGGCGAAGAAGGCTGCGTCGAAGGCCGCCAAGTCCGCACCGAGCGCCCCGGCGAAGGCCCCCGCGACCAAGCGGGTACCGAAGGCAGTCAAGGCAGCGCCGAAGCCAGTGGCCGAGTTGGGGGCGGCGATCCGCCAGGGCGGTGGCGAGGGCGAGATCGTCCGCCTGCTCAATGCACACGAAATGACGCCGAGTCAGCTACGAGACCTTGCAGTCGGACTCGACATCCATGTGCCGGCGGACATGCGGAGCCGGCAGCGTATCGAGTTGCACATCGCCCATGAGGCGAGCCTCCGTTTCGGTGCGGGCGATGGCCGATTGGCTGACCGGGCACCAAAGGCGGCGCCGAGGGTCGGGTTCGATTCAGACGCGGTAGCCGAAAGACTAACGGCCATCTCGGATACAGGAGATGCGGCTACGGCAACGCAGAAGGTTGTCGCCGAGCTTGAAGGCGTGACATCCCTGGCGGATCTTCGCCGGGTCGCCGGGTCGCTCAACTTGCCGCTAGCCAAGGACCGGAAGTTCACATCCGCCCAACTCCGGCAGCACATCGCGGAGACTGTGGTCCGCGACCGGACGCGGTGGACGCTCGGCGGCGACGCCAGGCTCAGGCAGGCCACCCCCTCCACCCCTCACCCCGACGGTCTGGCAGGTGGTGCTCGCCCAAAAGGTGAGGGCCCCACGGCCATCCGCTCCTCCGCCCCCGGACCCCACCGCTACCGGCACGGCTGGATCCCGACCGACCCGCTGGCGGACATGTCCGACGACGAACTGCTCGACCACTTCCACAACCTCAGCCAAGCCGACACCGTCGACGAGGATGCCCTGCGCGCGATCGACGCCGAACTGGAGCGCCGCGAGGGCATGCCGTTCGACTCGCCGGAGTCGCGCCGGGTCGACGAGATGGTGGCCCGCGGTCACGGCTACCTCGACGCCTACGCCGAAGTCCACGGCCTCGACGTGCAGAAGCTGGAACGCGAGCAGCGGATGCAGCGCGTCGACCGAGAACGCCGTTCGGGCGAGACCCGCGCCCAGACGATCCGCCGCATGCACGCCGAACACGTCGCCCTGGCCGTCCTGCAGGCCGAGGACGATACGCGCGGGAACCTCCTAAGTCGTGAAGGCCGGGCCAAGGGCATCGATCCCGCTACCCTGTGGTCAGGGCCATCGGCGAGAGCCCGCAAGTACGCCTCCGACGAACTGAAGCGGTGGTGGTCCGAGCACGGCGGCCGGATGACCGCCGCGCAGTACGCCGCCCAGTTCACCGGAGACGCCAAGGCTGTCGAGGCCGCGCGCCTCGCCGGGCAGGGGAAGGACTTCGGCGTATGAGCATGCCCACCGACGAAGAGATCACCCGCGCCCAACGCCTCGGCTCCCTCGCCGCGAAGGCCGGCAAAACCCTCGCCGACTGCCCGTACACCGAGGACCAGCGGGTGCTGAAGGCACGGTGGGCGCTGGCGTTCGCCGACGCTGACCCGGACCGATTGGTCTCCTAAGTTCGATCCCACCAACCCCCCGAAGGCCCGCTTTCTGGCGGGGGCCTTCGTCATGTCCGGAGGATGGTGTGGACGCCGAAACTCGGGCACGGCTGCGGGTCATCCAGGAGGCGGTCGCGGCTGCCGCTGGCCACGACGTCACGCCGGGCCACGACGAACTGCACCACTACTGGCTGACCAAGGGCCTGCCCAAGTGGGTGGACTCCCCGAAGCCGTGGACCACCTTGGTCGCGTTGCTCACTCCCCACGTCGGCCCAGAGAAGGCCAAGGTGTACGCATCGCGGTGGTTCTTCGAGCATTTCGGGTTCTATGCGGGCAGCGATTTGAACCGTGTGACGCACGGCCATCCACCGCGTGGTCACCGCGTCGGACCGGGCTGATCAGGGGGAGGTGACTCCCATGGCGAAGTACACCGCGCCGGCCGCCAAGCCGGCCAAGAAGGCAATGCCCGCACCGGTGAAGAAGGCGGCCAAGAAGGCCGTGAAGAAGGCTTGCTGATCTGATCCTGGGCCCACAGCCCGCCTACCGGAAGGTGGTCGGGCTGATGGCGCGCGCCCCTGAGCCGGTCGTCGCGATGTACCAGAACAAGGACGACCACCCGCACACCCCGCCCGGATCGCCGCAGGGTGGGCAGTTCGCCACCAAGTCCTCCACCCCGCCACCGGCCGCGAAACCAGCGGCCAAGGGTGCGGCGAAGGCACCGGTCAAGCCGGCCGCGAAGAGCGCTGGAAAGCCGGCCCCGAAGGCTGCCCCGGCCCCGCCGGCTCCCGTGGCGATCACGCAGACGTTGTCGCGCAAGGGCAAACACGACCCGGGCCAGGTCCACACCCTGCAGCAGCTCCTTGCGGCCCTGAAGATCGGCGACGGCCGTGTTGATGGGGTGTTCGGCGCCAACACCGAGCAGGCCGTGAAGGACCTGCAGACCAAACTCGGGGTCCGTCCCACCGGCCACGCCTCGCCGGCGTTGGCCCGCCGACTGGCCGACGCGGCGGCGCTGAGCCCGTGCGTGAAGGCGTCCGGCCAAACGGTGTCGCTGGTAATGGCCTCCGGTTCGCCGCTGGGCCCGTCGATGACCGGGGTGGAGCTCGCCCGGCCCGGCACGTGGCATCTCAGCTCGGGCAAGCGGACGTTCACTGCGGACAACCTGAAGGACGCCGCCGATTTCTTCGCCGCGTCCGGCCAGACCCGCATCCCGCTCGGCTTCGGCCACTCTGACTCCCGTTTCGACGGGGACCCGGCGTTCGGCTGGGTGTCGAACATCCGCTACGCCGAGGATGCCAAGGGCCCGGTCCTGCTCGGCGACCTGGTCGACCTGGACGACTGGGTGGCCGCCGCCGCCCCGACCCGCTGGCCCAACCGCAGCATCGAGGGTTTCGCGAACCTCGACTGGAACGGCCGCACCTACTCCTTAGCCCTCACCCGACTGGCACTGCTGGGGTCCACCCCGCCGGCCATGCCGATCCTGCGCTCCCTCGCCGACCTGCGTGAGGCCGTCGCAGCCGCCGCGGCGGACTCGGGCGCCGAGTGGGTCAGCGCAGCCGCACCGTCCACACAGGACGCCATGAACCCCGCCCTTGAGGCGGCCGCACCAACAACAACCCCAAAGGAGACCCGGATGGATCCGGCAAAGTTCCGAGACCTGATGGGTCTCGAAGACGCCAGCGACGACGAGGTGATGACGGCGCTCGCGGAGGCGGGATTCGTCCCCCAGTCGGACACGCCTGAACCGGTGGCCGCGTCGGGTGCAACCCCGATCTCCGGCCTCGCCCCGGGAACGATGGTCCTCGCCTCGTCGGTGTGGGACCAGACGCAGGAGACGATCAAGAACCTCACGGCGTTCGTGGAGAAGGCCGAGCGCAACGAGCGCGACGCCATCCTCGCCGAGGCGGTCAAGGTCGGGAAGTTCACCCCGGCGCAGAAGCCGCACTTCAGCAAGCTGTGGGACGCCGACCCGAAGGGCACCCGCTCCCTCATCGAGTCGCTGACCCGCAACTCCGCCCTCGCGGTAGCCGCGTCCGGCTACGCCGGCGACGAAGCCGAAGAAGCCGACCGGGAGTTCTCCCACCTCTTCCCGCCCAAGGGGGCCTGAGCCATGGCCGATTACACCCCGGTCTTCTCCGGTGGCGCCCTGCCGTACACCGCGACCACCAGCGCCATCGTGACCGGCGGGCAGGTGCTCGAGGTGACCGCCACCGGGACCGTCGGCCCGGCCACCGCGGCCTCCGTGAAGCCCTGCGGTGTCGCCGCGAACGACGCCGCGTCCGGCGCCCAGGTGACGGTGTGGCCGCTGGCCAACGTGGTCCACGAGATCGTCGTTGTCGCCGCCGCGACCGTGACCGCCGCTGACGGTGTCATCACCGGCACCGCCGGCACCGTCAACACCGTCGTGGTCGCGACCGGCGCCGCCGCCGGCACGCTCATCGGCACCGCCCTCACCACCGCCACCGCACCCAACAAGGTGCGCTTCATCGGCCGCGGCTGAAAACCCGGAAGGAGAGATAGTCCATGCCTGGTACCTACCCGGCTGCGGCGCCCGTCCTTACGGGCGATTCGCTGGCCATCAGCCGGTTCCTGCAGTCGCCGACGATGCTCACGCGCCGTCTGCGCAACTTCAAGGACCTGCGGTTCGTCTCGGACCAGATCCTGACCCAGCGGTTCCGCTCCAGCGGCGGCGCGGTCCTGTACGAGCAGACCGAACCGTTCGTGACCGACCGCACCGTCACCGCGGTGTCGGCCGGTTCGGAGTACCCGTTCGCGAACCTCCCCACCGGCACGGCCTCGGTGGCGGCGGTCAGCAAGTGGGGCCAGAAGGTCCGCATCACCGACGAGGAAATCAACCGCAACGTGTACGCGGGTGCGGCGGTAGACCGGACGCTGCAAAAGGTCGTCAACTCGATCATCTCGCAGGTCGACTCGGTGACCATGTCGGCGATCGGTTCGGCTCTGGCCGATACCGCCACGCTCGGCAAGTGGGATGCCGGTTCGCCGAAGATCCTCAACGACATCCTCAACGCCCGGCGCATCATCCTGGCCCGCAACTTGGGCTACAACCCGGACACCATCGTGGTGTCTGACCTGGGCTACATGTCGATGATGACGGACACCGTCATCGCGACCCTGTGGCGGCGGGAGACCACCGACAACCCGGTGTACTCCGGCCAGGTCGAGCAGATCGCCGGCATGAAGATCATCGTCACGCCGAACCTCCCCGTCGCGACGTCCTGCTTCGTGCTGGACTCGGCCCAGTTGGGTGGGATGGCGGACGAGATGGAGTCCGCGCCGGGCTACTCGGTGTCCGACATGGCGGTGGCGGTCAAGTCGATCCGCATCGACGAGAACGACGCCTGGGATCTGCAGGGTCGCCGCATCACCGTGCCGGTGGTCCGGGAGACCGGCGCCGGGCAGGAGATCACCGGGGTGACGTCATGACCGACGCCTACCGGGTAACCAGCCCGTACGTGACGCTGAAGGTCCTGGACCAGATCACCGGTTCCTGGACCACGCTCGGCTACTACGTGAACGCCCTGCTCCCGACCAACGCCAACGCGGAGGACGTCGAAAGACTGCTCCGCAAGGGCATGGTCGAGAAGCTCGGCGGGCCGGCGGCGAAGCAGGCCGACCAGCAGCGGGCCGAGGAAGAGCGGGCGGCCGCGGAGAAGCTGAAGCAGGCCACCGAAGAGGCCGAGGCCGCTTCGAAGGCCGCCGCGGACGAGGCCAAGGCCCCGCTGAAGGCGACCGGCTCGAAGAAGGACGCGTAACCCATGGCGGCCGGGGACCTGTTCGATCTCGCCGATCTGCCGAGCTGGTTACAGGTCCCCGCCGTCGACACCGAAACCGCGACCCGGGTCCGGCGGTGGGCGTCCGGCTGGCTGTCAACGGCCACCGGCATCACCGTCTGGCCCGACCCGGTCCCGGACCAGCTGTGGGCGTGGGGCATCGAGTTGGCGGGGATCGCGTTCCGCAACCCATCGGCCAACAACTCGGAGTCCCTCGACGAGTACTCGGTGTCCTATGGGGACAGTGCGCGCCGCAAGGAGATCCTCGACGCGGCCCGCAAGGTCTACGGGGCCGGTATCCCGCAGTTCTCCTTCCCGGCCGCCGACTGGCACTGGGACGTCGTACCCACCGTCTCGCCGATCACCCAGTGAGGTAGTCCATGGCCACCAACGTCACCGTCGGCCTGCTCGTCAACGGCACGACCAACCTGTGCACCGCCCAGACCGGCACCGGCGCCACCACCAACATCGCCGACCGGGGGCTGAAGCTCGGCCTGTGCACCGGGCCGGCCCTGCTTCGCATCGTCACCACAGTGGGTGCCACGCCGACCTGCACGTACCTGGTGGAGGGTTCGGCCAACGGCACGGACTGGTTCCCGGCCCCGATCGCCGACCCGGCGACTCCGGAGACCCCCAGTGTGGCCACGTTCGCGATCACCTCGGCGACGACGACGGTCAAGTTCCTCCGCCCGGGTCACCCGTGGCGGTTCCTGCGGGTCACGTTGTCCGCCAACACCAACGTCACGTCCACGATCGACCTCTGGACCTTCTGAACCATCCACAAAGGAGTAACCGATGGCGCGCTATGGTGCGACCCTCTTGTCCCAGGCCGCCCAGCTGGCGGGTGTCAACAGCACCACCACCGTCAACGGTTACCTCGGTTACTGGGGTGCGTCGGCGACCGCCGGGTTCCGGCTGCGCCGGCTGCAACTCGGCGTGATCGCGGGCGCGTCGGTGCCGACGTCGCAGCAGATCTCGGTGGCCATTTACCGCCAGACCGTGGCCCCGTCCGGCACCGGGCTCGCCGCGGCCGTGCTCGGGCAGCCCTACGAGACGTGGACGCTGCAGACCGACCCCACGGTGGGCATCATCGCCACCACCGCGACGACGATCGGCACCACCGGTCCGACGCTGGCCGCGAACCCGATTGCGGTGATTCCGTACAACACACAGTCCACGCTGGACCTGCCGTACGAGTTCACCGAGGAACTGGTGTGCGCGCTCGGCACGGCCAACGGGTTCGCGTTCGTGAACATCGGCAACACCCTGCCGGCGTCCCATTCGATCCGCCTCAACGTTGAGATCGAGGTGTAGTCGGTGAGCATCGGCTACCCGATCACCAAGGCCGACCTTGATGCCCGGATGGGTGGAATGGTCGTGGCCCTGCGCGACGCTTTCGACAACATCGTCCTGTTCAAGAGCCTCCTGGACGACGCGACCATGTTGCCGGATTCGGTGCTGACCGGGCTCGGCTACTCCGGCTCGGTGTCTTCGCTGGAGATCCAGCAGATCCGCAACTCGTTCACGTCGCTGTCGCTGCTGAACACGGTGTCCCGTGGCGGCTCCACGGTGCCGTCCGTTGTCGACTTCTGGTTCGACGCCAAGCATCTGGCGAACCTCAACTTCCACTGACCGGGGGGTTGAGCCGTGGCTCTGGCGATTGATGCGTCGAGCCCGGCCGCCACCACCGTCTCCGGGGTTTCCACCACCCCGATCTCGACGGCCAGCTTCAACCCGCCGGCCGGGTCGTACCTGGTCGTCGCGTTCTCGGCCAACACGGCATCCGGGGTCACCCCGGGCACGCCGACGATCACGGACAACCTCGGCACACCGCTGACGTACAACCTGCGTCAGTGGAAGACCCGAGCAACGGCACCGACGGCCAACGGCCAGGTCGCCATCTGGACCGCGCCCGTGGTCTCCGGCGGGTCGATGATCGTATCGGTCACCACCGGCACCGCATCGGGCAACCAGCAGACCGCGTTGAAGGTCTGGGTCATCACCGGTCAGGACAGCGTCACCCCGGTCGGGACCAACGGCAAGAACGCCTCCACCTCGGCCTCGTCGATCAGCCAGTCCTACACCGGCGCTGGGACGGGTGGCTGGGGCTTCCTGGTCACGTGCGACTGGTCGGCGCTCGGCAGCTTCACCGCCGGCTCCGGCTGCGCGGTCGACGCCACCGGCACGGTTCCGACCACCCAGTTCAGCTACGCGTTCGCGCGCCGGACGCTCGCGGACGACACCAATGGCGGCAGCAACTCCCTCAACGTCAACGCCGCCGGCAGTTCCACGGACCTGTCCTGGGCGTGGCTGGAGATGCTGCCGCCGGCTACCGGGTCCGTGGTGCCGGTCTACTGGGAGGGCCGGCGGCGCGGTCTGGCCCTGCCGAGACTGTGGCGCGGGCGTTCGGTGTCGCCGCCGCAGACCCAGTTCGCCGTTCCGCCGGTGTTCCCACCCGCCGGGGTCCACCAGCCGCGGCAACTGCGCGGGCTCTTGCCCCGCCGCGCCCGGACCGTCACACCGGTTCCCGCTCAGGTCGTTGTCCAGCCCCCGGCGTTCGTGCCGGTCATGGTGCGGGCCCGGAAGGTCATCACCGGGCTGCGCCGTAGCCGTGGGTTCCACCCGCTCGGCTCACGCATGCCGGCGCACCAGCAGGGTCTGCGGCCGCGGCTGAAACTGCCCAAGCTCACCCGGTCGCGCGTCGCCAACCCGGTGCCCGCCCAGGTCGTTCTGACGGCACCGGCGTATCCGCCGCAGGGCTGGCGGGCCCGAATCAAGGTGGTACGACAGGCCCGTGGTCGTACCGCGGTCGTGGTGCCACCTCAGACCGCGGTGGTCGTTGCGACGTGGCTGCCCGGCCTGGCCCGGGCCAGAACCAAACTGGTCAAGCTGATCCGGGCCCGGATCAGCGCACCGGTCCATAGCCATGCGGCGCCCTCGGCGTCGCGGGCCCGCCCGAAGCCCCTGCTGCGCCAGGTCGTGGTCCGGCGAACCCGGATCACGGCACCGCCGGCACCTCAGGTTGCCCCGCCCGCCCGGTCGGTGCGGATCGCGGCGAAGGTTCTGAGGCTGGTTCGTGGCCGGTCCCGGTCGGTGGTGCCACCGCAGATCATCCTGATCGCCCCGGGCTACCCGCCTGCGCCGATCCGCATCCGCCGGACGTTGTTCAAGGCCCGGCTGCGTCGAGGTGTCACCGACGGCTGGATCACCACGGTCGTCGACTGTCACCTGCCCCGCCCGGGCTCCGGGCTCACCACCCGACCGACCGGAACCACGTTGAGGCCCACCGGCACCACCGGCCGTCCTGGTGCCGGGCTCACCGTCCGGCCGTCCACAGGCGACACACCGAACCCCTGCTAGGAGGTCGCCGTGGGCCGCGAGAACGTGCTCTTGGCCGGTCGGGCGTTCCTCACCGCCAGCCTGACCGAGACGTGCACCATCCAGCACCCCACCGGCCCGGGTACCACGAACCCGGTCACCGGTCAGGTCACACCGCAGCTGACGACCACGTACACGAACCAGCCGTGCAAGGTCGGCGCGATCAACCCCACCAACGACGAAGTCGCGGCGTCCACATTGGTCACCCTGTCCCCGACGATCACGTTCCCCGTCGAGGTCGTTGGCCTGTCGGATCAGGACGTCATCACGATCACCGCGGCGGCGTTCGACCCGGAGTTGGTGGGCCGCGTGTACCGGGTGCTGGGCCCGACGCACCGGACGTTCATCACCCGCCGGCAGATCAACGTGATCGAGGTGGCGAGCTGATGGGCGTCACCGCGGTCGGTTTCGACACCCTCATCAAGGATCTGGAGTCCCTGCCCGCGCGCGCCCCGAAGGCGATCCGGCAGGTGATGAAGCGGGCTGGCGGCAACATCAAGGACGACTGGAAGGCCCGCTGGACGGCCATGCCGCACAAGCACATTCCCCATCTTGTGCGCAGCATCGCCTACCAGGTCGAGGAAAAGGGCAACACCTTCTCGCTGACGGTCGAGCCCCGGCCGCACTACCTGCAGGCCCGGCTGGCTTCGTTCATCGAGTTCGGGACGCTCACGTCCGGCCCGCACCCGGGCGGCAAGCCGGCCTTGGACAAGGAGATGCCGAATCTCCTGCACTGGCTGGAGAAGGTCACGCAAGACCTGCTCGCGGAGCAGAAATGACCGACTCGATCGACGAGGACCACGCCCAAGCCTTCCTGGCCCTGCTCGCGGCAAACCCGAGCCTGCTCCACGTCTACGACACCCTCGTGGCCAGCCCGACCCCGGACCCGCCCTACGTGTTGACGTACATCACAGTCTCCTGGCCGCGTGACGGCATCGGCACCTCGTTGACCGCGCAGCAGGTAACCGTCACCGCGACGGCCAACATCCACTGCGCCGGACTCACACCCGCCGCTGCCCGCGGGGTGCAGATGCAGGTCCGGTCGTCGCTGCTGAACTTCCGGCCGGTCATCACCGGGCGGAACTGTTCGCCGATCAAGCAGGACGACTCGCAGGTGCCGGTGAAGGACGAAACCACCGGCCGCCCGGTCTACGACGCCGTGTCGGTCTTCTCGTTCATGTCGACCGGCTGATCCATCCATCCACATAGGAGGCGCGTCGGATGACGCTACAGGTTTCACAGACCATCAGCGGGCCGGGCGGTCAGACCACACTGACGACTCCGACCGCGCTGACCCCGGCCGCGACGGACACCATCGACCAGTCGAGCTTCGGCCCCACCGGGCTGATCATGTTCGTTGTCACGACCGGAACCCAAACCGACGTGACCGTCCTGGACCCGAGCACCACACCGACGGGCTATGCCGGCACGGTCCCGACGCTGACCGGGACGGCAACCGGGCACCGGGCGATCTTCGTTCCTCGCACGGCGATCAGCCCCTCCACGGGTGTGGCCACGGTGACGTTCTCCGGCGCCCGTACGGGCGTTACCTACTACCTGATGCGGGTCTGAGGTGTTCGCCCTGGCCCGGTATCCGGGCGTCGACGAGCTGGGCGTCTTCCCGGCCTCCGCGATGGAACACCAACGCGCCCGCGGCTGGGTGCGGGTGTCCGAGTGGCGCCCCGAGCCCGCCGACTTCTACCTGCCCGACTTCGCGGACGCCTTCGACGACCTCGACGCGCCGCCGGAGGTCAAGCCGCGGGCCAAGTCCAAGCGAGAGCCCGAACCGCAAGAAGAGCCTGAGAGCCCGGCCGAGCCGGAGAAGGACGAGGAATCGGCATGAGCGTCGTCATCCTGGACGGCCGGGTCAAGGTCACGTGGATGACGGCCTGCGCCAACATCCTCCTGCCCACCACCACCGAACTGAACGCCGGGACGGAGCTGACCACCTTCATCCGGCCCGACGGGCTGGACATCGGCATGACCACCGGCAACGTTGATGTGGGCAACGTCGGCTCCACGTTCACCCTCAACCGGGTGGGCCGGCGGGTTCCGTCCATCACCCTGGGCTGCCACCACGACGCCACCACGGGCTCCACCGACGCCGCGTGGAACCTGCT